AATCTGCATGGGCCAGATGGAAGCGGTTCTCGCCAAGCAAGGAGGTTCGGCATGACAACACCACTCGCTCCATCCCTGATCGACGAGCAGCTTGAAGAGATCAGCGCTCACAACCTGCGCGAAGCATACCGACTCGCAGAAATGCGCGGCTACTACGGCCCACCGGTTGAGCAATACGCAGAGCCCGGCTATCGCGGCCGCGTCCTTCAGGTTCTCCGCTATCGCGTTCAGCAGCAACAAGCCTCGCAGTAACCCCTACCCCATTCAATCGCAGCGCCCCGGCACACGGATGGCGCAGGAGACATTCGCATGTCAAAAAATATGATCGCCTTCCGCAATAAAGGCGTTATCGACCCCAAAAGCATCACCACATTCGGCGTTTCTTCCAAGGAGGGCGAAGGCGCGATTGGTTTTTTCGGGACCGGTTTGAAATACGCGATCTCAATCATTCTGCGTCATGGCGGATCTATCACCATCTACGCCGGGTTCGACAAGATGGTGTTCGGGACTCGCAAGGAAAAGATCCGAGTAGACGAATTCACTTTCGTGACCATGAACGATCAGCCATTGGGGTTCACGACCGAAGTCGGCAAGACCTGGGAAATGTGGCAAGCCTTCCGGGAGATCTACTGCAATACTCTCGACGAGAATGGCGAATGCTTTCAGGCATCTGAAGCCCCTGAGCCGTCCGAAAACGAGACGCTAATCCTCGTCAACAGCAAAGAATTCCACGACGCGTGGGTGAACCGGAACGAAATCATCCTCGGTTCTGAGCCGATGCATATTCTCGACGGTCTGGACATGCACGCCGGGGCGTCCGAGTACGTGTTCTACAAGGGTATTAGGGCACTTAAACTCTCCAGCCCGTCGATGTACACCTACAACATCAAGTCATCGCTGGACCTGACAGAAGATCGGACGATCAAGCATTCGTTCTACGCCGATCATTACATTCGCCAGGGTCTGAGCCGCCTCACTGACAAGCACGCCATATCCAACGTGGTGACGGCTGGTGATGGGCTGTATGAGCGCTCCATCGACTTCTCCAGCACCTCGCCAAGTGAAGAGTTCGCGACAGTGGTTCGGGTTCTGGCGAAGACCTTCACCAAAGGCCTGAATCATACCGCCGTCACTGCCTGTCGCGGGAACCTGCTCGACTCGCTTGCCGATGTTGAGCACATGCCGCTGACCAGTGTTGACCAGATGCGCATGGACAAGGCCATCAGCTTTTGCCGGAAGATTGGATACAACGTTGACGAGTTTCCGATCATCGTCACCGAGTTTCTAGGCGAAGAGGTTCTGGGGCGTGCTCACAACGAGCGAATCTTTATCAGCAAACGCACGTTGATGATGGGTACCAAGATGCTCTGCGGAACGCTGATCGAAGAATTCATCCATCTGCGTCACAAGCTGCGTGACGAGAGCTACGCGATGCAAAACTTCCTGTTCGATGCATTGGTTTCGATGGGAGAGCAACTTACCGGCGAACCGCTATGAGCAACCCACGCATGGCCGCCCACCTCGACTGGGCACTGGTCGGCGCGTTCACGCCTGAGCAATTCTCCGGCGACGAGCGCAACGAGTACGAAGACGAAGCCCGCAAGATCGAGCGGGAATTTGACAGCCACGACTGAGGCCAACGACATGGCAACCGTAACGCTCATCCTTGGCAAGTCAGGAAGCGGCAAGAGTTCATCTCTGCGCAGCCTGAGCCCTGCCGCATCAGCGCTGATTCAAGTGATCCCCAAGCCTTTGCCATTCCGCGAGGCGAAAACGTGGAAGCCCTACGTCACGGACAACTGGCAACTCGTGATCGCCCGCGCCCAGGCAGCGGACAAAGCCGGGCGTAAGGTGATCGTGATCGACGACTTCCAGTACATCCTCGCGAACGAGTTCATGCGTCGCAGCGAGGAAAAGGGTTTCGACAAGTTCACCGAGATCGGCAGGCACACATGGAACATCTTCGAAAGTCTCCTGCGCCTGCCTGAGGACGTTCGGGTTTACATCCTGAGCCACACCGAAGAGACCGACTCTGGCCAGGTGAAGATGAAGACGATCGGCAAGATGCTGGACGAGAAAATCACTCTCGAGGGCATGGTCACTATCGTGCTTCGTGCCGTAGTGCAAGACGGTCAGCACCTCTTCAGCACCCGCAATAACGGCTCAGACACGACCAAGGCCCCCATGGGGATGTTTGACGACGCGTTTGTCGACAACGACTTGGCCGCAGTCGATGCCGCGATCTGTTCCTACTACGACATCCCATCCCTCAAAGCTGCATAAGGAATCCACGAATGTTCAATCTCGATCGCAGCGCTGCGTGCGCTGCTGACAACAAATCGGCGTTCATCGACGAAGCCGGCAAATACATCGGCACCTTCACCCGCGCCGAACTGGTCAACGGTCAGACCGGATCGGTCGGTTTGGGATTAACCTTCAAGACCGATGCAGGCAGCGAGGCACAGTTCTACATAAACACCAGCTACCTGAAAGACGGGCAGCAACAGCAGAACAACGGTGGCGTACAGACTGTTAGCGCGATTCTCGCATGCTTCAAACTTAACGGCTCCGGCGATCCCTCGTCGGTCACCGTGGAGAAGTGGAACAACGAATCGAAGCAGCGCGAGAAGGTTCAGGTTCAGGGCTTCCCATCGCTTATGAACAAGCCGATCGGCCTATTAATCCAGATGGAAATCGAGAAGAACAGCGAAAAAGGCTTACCGCGGCCGACGATCTATGCGCCCTTTTCCGCCGAAAGCGAGAAGACGGCCAGCGAAATCCTGAGCAAGGCGACAGTGCCCGCCAAGCTGGAAAAGATGGTTCAGGCTGTTATGGCAAAGCCACTGGTTGATCGACGTCCGAAAGGTCAGCAATCGAATGACCCATACAACCCGTCGCATGATCAATCCTCTCCGCCGGACGACTGGGACGACATTCCTTTCGATTGATCTACGCCCAAGATTTGGCCCCTGAGTTGGGGCCTTGTTTATTCAGGAGCCAATCATGAACTACCAAAATGCCCAAGAGCGCCAAGCGCATCTGCATTACCTCAAGGAAAGCATAAAGCGTCTTTACGCGGCAGAGCCCAGTTGGTCAGCGGCAGAGCGCAAGCGAGGCGAAGCAACTATTCGTAACCTGGAGCGGCAGATTGAGGACGTGCACGCCTACGTCTATGCCAACGTCTTTCGGCCCGCGATGGTCTCCTGATGCACGCCCGCGAATCAAACGACCCGATCAGCGTTATCAAGTACGCCACGATGATGGCCGGATGCAGCAGGCAGGCATGGGCTGTGTACGCCATGCCTGGGCTACGCCTGATCGCGAAGCCTTACACGGGCGCCCGGTATCGGCTGATTGAGGTCTGCCATCCATGAAGCGAACCAGACTCGTCGCCCAGCGCAGACGGCAGGAACACATTCACCTTCCGCCCAGCGGAGTAAAACCCCAAACGGAGAAGCAACCATGCCCACCCCAACAGACACCAACGAGTTTCTCAATGAGTTGAATGGCGGCGCCTTTGCCAGTCAGATCGGCTTCGCCCTTTCGGAAGTTGCCTCCGGCGTCGTCACCTTTGGTAAAGCTGGAAAGCTGGTGATCACACTCGATATCAGCCAAATCGGCGATTCTCATATGGTCAAGGTCAAGCACAAGCTCGACTTCAAGGTGCCCACCAATCGAGGTACTAGAAGCGAGAACACCACCCTCGATACACCGATGAACGTCGGTGAAGGCGGACGAGTAACGCTATTCCAAGAGAAGCACGACCAGCTGTTTAGTCGTGACGAAGCACCCATCAAGCCCCGCACCTAATACCTCCCTTCCCCACAAGAGACCTGTGACATGTCCCTGAGCAAAGAAGCGATACAACTCATCACCGACACCGCGCTGGAGGCTACCGGCAAGGCGTTGCCTACTGATGCCCCCACCGCACTGCTGCCGGAAGGCACCAAAGTTGTGGATCTGGAAAAGTACCAAGCTGGTCGCAGCCGCTTCCGTGGGACCTACTCGACCCACAGTCTGGCGGACTTCAGCACCTACGTCGCCGACCGCGCTGAGCCCGGCGCCCGTGGCTTCATCAATCAAGACGAGATGAGCTGCGTTCTGCTGTTCAACCTGGGCGATACGGCGGCGCCCGGCCATGCCGACGATCGTGCAGTGCTGAAGCTCAAAGCAACTGCCGGTTACACCGCCGCGCAGGCCATAGTCGTTAATCGCCTGGCTCAGAAAGACCTGAGCGACTGGATCGAGGACTGGCACCAGTACCTGACGCCAGTGGACGAAGCAGGCGCTGCCATTCCAGTGGCCCGCGCGATCGCGGCCGTGCGCACCATCACCGTGAAAGCGACCAGCGAATCGGAGACCACCGTGGGCGATACCAGCGCCAGTCGGAGCGCCATGGACCAGATCGAAGCGCGCAGCAAGGAAACTCTTCCAGCGGCATTGCAATTCCACGTGGTTCCGTTCGAGGGCCTGACCGAACAGCAGATCACTCTGCGCATTTCGGTGATTACCAGCGGCGCGGTGCCAGTCCTGAAACTGCGTTGGGTAGGCGAGGAAGTGCAGCGCGAGGCGATCGCTCAGGAATTTAAAGCGGTCTTGGAAGCCCAAATTGGTGATGCCGCCAAATTGTCGCTGGGCAGCTTTACTGCGTAAAGGAGCATGGGGTGCTCGTACTTCCTGAGCCCCCATCTTTCAAAACTGAGATACCCGCGTCTGCAAAGACTGTTCGTTATTTGCTACCAAAGAGCAACTTTCCCACCAGCAGCAAGCCAGCCGCAATAGCCAACGACTGAAGCGGTTTCTCTTTGACGTAGGTGCTCACAGATTCGACAAGCTCGCCTCCTTTTTCGATAGCCTCGTCCGCATCTTTTGGAAACGTATTCGATGCCTTGGACAGGACAGCGCTTAGCTTTTTCGAGCTACTTCGGCCTTGTCTCCTACGAACGAATCTCCGTCAGAAAGCAAATCCTGCGCTTCACTCAATAGCTTTTTCAACTGAGCGCTACCTACGTCTTTTGCGTCCCCAGCGACTTCTTTGATAGATGTAGATCGAGCCATGTTAAATCTCCACGGAATGTATTGAGTTGTGAAGATTCTTCTGGTCGCTTGAAAGTTCAAACAATTCTTTCGCCGACCGATGTACATACGAATAGGCTATCGGATCCATGCCCGTCACCACGTATAGCCCACCCGCTCAAATCTCAAAACCGAACAACAGCCCAACAAGCCCCAGTAGAACGAGAGTAAAAGCGGCGAGCCAAAAAGCCGTGCTCCACCTTCTGCCCTTGATGCAGACTCCCCAGATAGCCAGGAAGATCGAGAGCGCCAAAGAGATCGGCCAGTAAATGAACGTCAGCAGAAGGACCGTGCCAAACCAAGATACTTCTGAAT